CCGGCATGGCATCGGCTATGCAAGAATACTTCTCCACTCTTGCCACATTCAGAACAACTGCATTCAATGTGGCTCATGCGGATTCCTTTCTATGGCTTAGACTATCGTCCTCACCCTCCTTCAGTTGCGTCATAATCATGAATCCACCTTGGGTAATAGTCGTATCATGACCACAACTGTAGCACTGCCCGCTTTCATATAACACATTGGGATCAGTAAGTGTGCACCTAGCCCCACAATATGAGCAGGTAAACTTGAAGTGTATAACTGCCCCCGGATACCTCTGAAGAGTTTCATCCGCCAGTTTCATTAATTCTTCCCGGGGAAGGTCTTTGGGAGTACGTATGGAATCAGTCATGACTTGTCTCCGGCGATTAGATTCTGTAGCAGCACTCCAATAACAGCTACCACCATAATCAGACACCAGATTTCAATCGGAGTCATCGAACCTCCTTTTTTGTGTGACGTATATAGATTAGTCTAGCCAAATCGTAAGCCTCTACGGCAGTCTCTATAGTTTTATTGTCCACGAACAACTCCTGACGGATCGCCAAGTCTCTTAGAAACTGGCAAGCCATGCCCGGAGTAGTTTCCCAGAATACAGCAGGTCGTGGGTTAGGCATGGGACACCTTCTCAGCTTTCATATGAGCCCAGGGCTGGGCCCTGAATGTATCGATAAACTTCTTCCAGTCGCCGTCATTGACAATTTCACTCAACTGGGCTTCATGATCATTCATGCGGGCCAGCATCTTAGTTAATAAGCGGATTTTCTCCAATACTTCTACTACTGGCATAGCATGGATCTCCACGTGATACCAATGCTTCTCATCTTCAGAATTGAATGCTTGATCGTCTTTATAGTAACGGAAGCGGTAGTCAAAGTCGTAGCCATCTGGATCCCGTGGTTTACCACTCATACTTTTAGTGGGATCCTCTGGGCGTTGTAGACAGCCCATAAAGTCCAGCTCTTTATTGAGTGGGGTATACCAGATGGCAATAGTGCGGGCTTCATCCAAGATGATCACTGGCGTCTCCTTAGCGGCGCTACGCGCCTTATACCATAATCAGGAATTGTAAACGGATCTGGAATATCAGGAATCTCTTCAGGAAGCAAGATGGGACCACCCGGATAGGCGCGTACGTTGCCTATAACCTTTCATTGAAATGAACTTCAACAGATGATCCCACCAAATCTCTAGCGGTGGAGCAGTAGGGAATCGCGCCGTTCAAACTCGCGATCAATAGCAGACAGTTCTTCTATTTTCTGGTCGTTCAGGGGCCCGTCCTGGAGGAAAATATCTGCGGCTGCTTGTAGCAACTCGCCTTCAGTCCAGTTAGTTAAGTTAATTGTCGACGGTTTGTTAGTGTGGTGCTTCACACGGTTCTCCTTTGGTTGGTTTAGTTAGTTGTTGACGAGCGGGGATAGCGGATAGACGAGAGTGTGCGGTGATCTACTGTTCTTTCTTGAACCAAGATGCAAAACCATGGGGTTTAATGCCAGAAACAATTAAAGCGTAGTCTACAGACAACACTGCTAGATAAACGAGATTAAACCACTTCCCCTCAGGCCATAACCAGAACATAAACTTTGCCATTACCCAGATAAGAAATAGGCAGAAGGAAATGCTGATCGCTTTTGATACCACCTTTGCCAGTACCATAGTAATCTCCAACACGCTTGCGGCACCGGAGCACTACCAAGGTGAGTTGATAGTGGTAGGTGCCGCTTCCCGAAGTAGATCGGCAGGCCAAGGCGTGTGGCCTGTGTCGCGACAGTCCTCAAGCTTGGGGATGTTGTTTGTTAATGGAAACTGTCTCTACCCGTTCAATCTCAGCAACAGACATCAAAGTACTTTGTAGGGTTTCCAAAATAGCCCAGGACTCCATCACATTGCAGTGATGTTTGACAGTCAGGAGATCGACTATTTCTTTGGCAACCAGGACAATCTTCTTCTGCCGCTCAGGAGTGATCTCTAGCACAGCGAAGCGATTCTTTGAGGGATCTTACTTCCATGGATTCCTCCGTCTGTAGTCTGGTCTCTCCGGAGGGGGATGGCCCACAACCCATAATGCTGCTACCAGAGTAGCAACCGCTACCAGCAAAGCTCCAATAGTTCCCATTTCATACCTCCTATGCAGCCAGTTGTTGGGAGCACTCTGAGCAAGTTGTCCAGAGGGCATCTTTGTCCTCGCACCGGCAACACACATCTATGCGGCATTCAGTGCAACGGTGATAATGGTTCTGATTCTTGAAGCCCAGTGCCATCCACTCCAAGTTGGCCCAGGCCTGCAGTACTGAAAGCATAATCATTCCTGTTCTGGGGGAGGACAGGGGGAGGACTTGTTTTATCTACCGCAGCTTACCTCCAGCACATGCCCGGTTGGATTTCCCAGCACAGTGGGATCCGCTCCGTTGGTGCAGTAGATGCCGACATTTGCCGGCCCGAACCTTAACACACGGTAGATGTTTCTGGGACCTTCTGCTATGGCAATACCAGCCAGTAGCAGCAATACAAGAAACAGTTTCATTAGTAACCCCTTTGTTTTCATATTGTAGCAATAGGCATAGGCCTGTTGTTTCAGAGTTGTTTCAGGGTCACTTGCCGGGTTGACATCCCCTGGTACGGCACAGTGGCATGGGGTCAGTGCCGTCGGCAGCAGCCGTGGGTGGAAGATACGTCCCTACAATCATCAGCAGCAGCATGACAATTGTGAAGAACACAATCCGCAATTTGAGAGCGAATGGGAGTACTTCCCATGGTTTCATTGAACCCTCTTTTCATTCTGTTTTTTGGAATGGACTGCTTTGGTTGGATAGGTTAAAGTGGACTGCTCGCGATTGCTGGCAATCTTCTCTAACCTATTGATACTATTATACTAAACTATGTAGGTTGAGTCAAATTTTGGGATAGTAGGCTAGTAGCTGGAAAGTGGTAGTCTAGACACAAAAATACCCTACTAGGCGGTTAAACCTAGTAGGGTGATTGAGTTACGGGTTATGCAGTTGCTTCAGTAGCAACTACATCTTCATGGGCTTTCTTGACTTCGAGCTTACGGTTGGAAATTTGTACCGTAGCATCGGACATGGCTTGCTTGATGTCGGATGCGCTCATTTCGACCATTGCTTCTACCAAGATGCTGGTAAGCAACTTGATGGCACGGTTCGAGGAAACACTCTTGTTTGTGATAAAGCTTCGGAATCCCTTGACCACTCCCACTTGTTTCTTGGTAATGGTCTCAGCATCCCACTTGCGACCGCCGGGTTGGGCTTCCCTGCTACTGGCAACCAGCTTATCGACGTTGGCCACAAACTTTCTGGCCCATGTCTCACAAGTCAAGGAATCAGTGCTTTCAGGGATTCCGCCACTTGCGCCAATTGCTTCGTCAACGGCTGGTTTTAGTTCGCCATTGACGGTATCAAAGCAGCCCTCAGCGCCCCAGATGCGGGACAGGGCCACTTTGACTACCTTGTTACGGGCAAACTTGAGGTTAAATGCCTGAGACAAGGCAATGTAGCTGTAGCAGGTTGAGAGTGACTTACGAAGGGTTTTCTGGACACAGTCTGCCAGAAATTTCCCAAAGTTCTCTCCCAGCAATTCCCGGATAGAGACCAGTGTGGTTCCTATCTCAATGCGGGATTGTGCTTCAGAAGCAAATTCACTCAAGAGATTATCGTAGAGACTCTTAAGCTTTTTGCTGGTATCAGGAGCCAGATTCTCAGCAAAGGTCCCGATGACTTGGGACGGAGTGAATATCTGGACTACTTTGTCTTTCGCTTCTTTGGCAGCCACTTTTAAAGCTTCGGATGGCTTGGTTGCTGGGCTCATTTCCAGAGTCTTAGCAGCCATGGCCTCACCGATTGCTTGTTTCATTGTTTTCGCCATTGTAGTGCTCCGAATTGAATTTATGCCCGCTATCGTTTGGCTAGTCCGGTAACTTGCATTGGATTGCAAGTCTAGGGTGTCACACCCTAAGTCTAGGATCACGCGGATCTAACCCGCCTTGGAACGGTACGCCACTCAGGCCACTTGCTAACCGTTCGCTAATCTTCGACTACAGTATTAATCTACTCTTCTGTAATCAGTATGTCAAATTCAGAGAGCCAATAACTGCAATCGAATCATATAATTAGAATTATTTTCAAACTACCAATTATCCACAACTATGCAAAGACTTGCACTCGTAAGTCATTGATAATCAATTTCTAAGCTATTGATTACAAATGACTTTAAATTCCAATTATTGGAATCAAATTGAGATGCTTGTCACTCCCTGCTATGCTAGTTTTGAACCGGATAAATGCTTGGGTAATCTACTCACATTACGCTCACAGAGGGCTAAGCCGTTCTCTTATGATGAGTTTACGCGTTCTGATCAACTCTATGCTGAATTCTGCAACCGTCCTCAGCACCGTGATCGGTTAACTCAACGTTTGCGTGCTGCTTTGCGTGCAGCAGCGAATCGAGTAGCGCGTCATGGTAACCCACCCGGATACAATGCCCGTCTAGCCTACCGCATGCATAAGCGCAGACGCGCTAAAGCGCTTGCACTGGCAATCTACGGTGATCCCATGGCCAAGTCGCCCGAGGACGCCGTCTAGTTGTATCCCACTCATCCCAGGGAGGTTCCCAGTACCAGAGCCGAGCCCCCATACACTCGCGTCGCCCTACGCCTTTGCCGGGTTGCCCCCGACTAGTCTCAGAATTCTGTGGCATATTTTCCGTATACTTGGTATAACGATCCTTAATTCTGGATCAGTGGTTCAGCAATTGATTGTTGTTGATTTAGAAGGGGAAGTAGTCCCAGCTGGGGTTCGGGTCCCGCTCGCTTCTTGTCCAGCTTAGCATATCTGTCAATAGGGGGAATAGGGGAGAAGTGGCAGATCTAATCCATGTCATATGCTTTAGAGCTTCAGAGGAACTAAGAGCAGAACTCTGGGAATTAGCAGATCATAACCGTAGAAAGCTTAGCGATGTAGTGAGACTCCTACTGGAATGGGCTCTGGAGAAAAAGAAAAGAGACTCTGCCCATGGCTAAGTATAACCTTACCCGTATCTCCCCCAAGGGCTTCCTCCATTCCCAGGCCTTCCTAGAGATCCGGGATTCCCTGGCATGGTCTTTATCAGCCCTAGACCACGAAACCATGTGCACGGATAATTCCTTCTCAGCAGGCCAGTCCACTAACATCATCTTCGGTGCAGAACTACTGCCACCCACCACTATCCTTCCCTCTAATTCCATAGTCTATAATTTAGAACAACCCACTCATCCCTCCATTGACAACGTACAAAAAATAGTCAAGCAATCGTCTTGCCGCGTCTGGGATTACAACTCCCACAACGTAGAGCAATGGCAATCCCATGGAATCCCAGCCCAACACCTTCCCATTGGCTATACCCCTAATCTTACTCGGATTCCCAAAGCCCCAATCCAAGACATTGATTGCCTATTCTATGGCTGGCTTACTCCTCGCCGGTCAAAGATGATCCAAGAACTACGTGCTACTGGCCTCAACGTAGTCGCCACAGATTCCTGCTATGGAGGTGGCCGTGATCAGCTTATCTCCCGATCTAAGCTGGTACTCAACATCAACCACGACGGTCGTGATCTCTTCAATATTGCCAGGGTAAGCTTCCTATTAGCTAACTCCAAGTGTGTAGTCAGTGAGCAATCCTCTGACATGAATGACTATGCCTGGCTGCTAGAAACGATTCGTTGGTGTTCTCTGTTAGAAATGGTAGATGCTTGCATGGATTTGGTCTCTGATAATCCCATAGTGACTCGTGAGAACCTAGAGCAGTCTGCCCTATACTCCATCTCTCGTATGGATTTCACTGAATCAGTAGAAGCTGTATTGGATACAGCTAATACTTTCTTTCCTGCTCCCCAGACTCCTATACTAATCCGTTCCCGCTACGAGCTGGGCTGTCGCGAGGGCGACATGGTTGACTTCCTGCCCTGGCTACGAGAACATGCCAAGGGACAGATCTTAGAGATTGGCACCCGGGATGGAGCCTCAACTAGTGCATTCCTATTGGGCCTAGAAGAAAACGATCCTACTGGCCGGCTGACTTCGATTGATATTGACGACTGCTCTGGTCTTTGGACTCATCCCCAGTGGACCTTCCACCGTTCCAATTCTCTGACCACTCACTTCCCAGACTCTTCTTTCGATATAGCCCTCATTGACGGAGACCATAAACGGGATGCCTATATTGGCGATCTCTACAATTGCTATCACTGGGTCCGCCCTGGTGGGTTAATCATAACCCACGACATCCGCCCCGAGCGTGGCCATGAATTCTACTCAGTTGGTATCAAGGAAGAGTTCTATAAGTTCTGTTCCTCCCATCCAGATATTACTCACTACGAACTCCCGGGCCGTTATGGTATGGGCGTCATGAGGAAGCCGGAATGAATATTCTATTCTTATCTCCCGCAATGCGCATGGATTATCAGTGTGATTGCCTCTTTCATGGCTTACGTACACTCTATGGTCCCAGCATTATTGACTCTCCCCGTCTTGATCATATGTACCAAGACTACTCCGGAGATTCATCCCAACTCTACGGCCAGGGCTTCACTCTCTCCCGTTTACTTCCTGAGATCCCGGTTGATCGTTCCAACCTCAAGCAACGCATCATGGACCATGCCTTCGATCTGATCATCTACGGTTCCATCCACCGTGACCAGTCCTACTTCGATCTAGTCTGCCGCACCTACGCTCCTCATGAGATTCTGTTAATCGACGGTGAAGACCAATCTCATCTGATGTACAACCTAACCCGCCACGGAATCTATTTCAAGCGTGAATTAGCCGAGCCCATGGCCAAGATCCATCCCATCCATTTCGCAATTCCAGCTTCAAAGATCTCAACTCAGCGTCAGGTAGCGAAAGACCGAGTCCGGGCGCACTGCGATCCCCGCGACCGTTCTACCTATACTTTCACCACAGAAGCAGACTACTACCACGACTATGCTCGATCTCTGTTTGCCTTCACTATGCGTAAGGGTGGCTGGGATTGTCTACGTCACTATGAGATTATGGCTAACGGCTGTATTCCGTTATTTCTGGATCTTGAGCAATGCCCAGCGACTACTTGTATGCAGCTTCCTAAGGGTGAGCTACTGGAAGCCATGCAATATGCAGATCGCGATGGTCTTTTCTGGGATACTCCAGAGGGACATTCCATATGGCTTTCCCTGCATCGCCGGCTTCATATTAAGTTTGTCTGTCACTCCACCACAGAACGTCTGGCTCAATACGTGATTGAAACACAGCAACGTGCAGCCTCTGAGGTAGCCGCATGAGGCCTCCCATTGACTGGCCTAAGCTTCGCCAGCGTCGTATCTTCCTGGCAGCTCCTCTCTACGGAAATTCACTTCTATTTGGATTTCACCAGTCCGTGCTGAATCTCACTATTTCCTGTCTAAAGTCTGGCATGTCCATTGGCCAGAAATACGTGGGTTGTGATTCCCTGGTCCCGCGCGCCCGCAACCGCCTAGTAGCCCACTTCCTCGATTCCCAAGCCACTGATCTACTATTCGTTGATGCTGATATCTCCTTTACTAGTGAAGACGCACTTTCTCTGATCTCCTGTCCCGAGCCAATTGTCGGAGGAATATATCCCCGTAAACAGCTTGACTGGAACCGCATTGCCGCTGCTGCTAAATCCGGTATACCACCTGATCAGCTGCCTCACTACGGCTTCATCCCAGTCCTGAACTGGTCTACTCCCGGAGATTTCTCCCTTGATTCCTTGATCGAGGTCCGTCATCTAGGTACTGGTTTCTTGCGTATCCATCGAGAAGTCTTTACAACTATGATCACCAAGTTGGGTGATGGCATCACCTACGATCAGTCCTCTGATGAACCCCTGTTCCAGGGCCGTACCGGCTACGACTTCTTTCCCACCGGCCCAGATGTGCGTTATCCCTTGGGTAGTGGTGGTCGACAATACCTTTCCGAGGACTGGGCCTTTTGTGAACTGGCCCGCCAGTGTGGCTTCAAACTTTATGCAGCCCCTTGGATTCGGCTGACCCACTCTGGCCATATGGACTACACTGGGAGTCTGGAAGTGATGGATGCAGCTTATGAAGCTGCATTCGCAGAGGTGAAGTGATGAAGGAGATGTATCGTGAAACGTCTAGAAGCACCTAATTGTCATTGGGGATCTTGTCCCTCATCTGATAAGCGTATGTTTCTTCTTAACGAGAACGACCAATTTTGGTTTTTTGCTCATGGCTGCGGGTGCACCAGAGCTGTTACCAAGCCTTCCCAACGTGCTGCCTCCATGTACCATACCTACGATAATTCAGTTGAGCAGGAACGCAAGCGGCAGCGCTATTTGGAATCGCGTCCTGAGTTTTCATTCTCGTCTAAGTTAGGAGTTAAACAATGACCACTACTACTCGTACCGTGTGTAAGCCTGACCAGCATGACTTCGTGCCAAAGAAGCAGGAAAACTCCAGCCATGGTTCGTCTATTATGACTACCGACATCACCGAAGTTTACTGCCGTAAGTGTGGAACGGTTTGTTTTCTCACCACTCAAGAACCACCTTCTGAATCTCGCATTGTACCTGCACGGCCTATTATTAGTAACTAAAGGAGTATTATTATGCCCCGTCAATGGACCCCTGAAGCCCGTGCTGCACTGGGTGCTAGAATGCGTGAAGTACATGCTGCCCGGAAGGCTGCTAAAAATGGAGAAGTAGCTGCTGCGCTGAATCCTATTGCTACCGATGTTCTTCCACCAGTAATTGCTGACAAGAAAGTAGCTAAGCCCAAGATTGTTTCCAAGCCTATTCCAGCACCAGTGATTTCAGTCTCTGAATTGATTCATCAACTGGAATCAGTCCCCTTGGAATCAGTAGCTTACTCAGACTGTGGACTCCTACTCAATGCACTCTCAGCTTGTTCCACAGCAGTAGCTCTAGCCCGTCGTCAAAAGCAGGAGCAACTAGAAGCTGGTACCTCCCGGGCACCCTGCAAGACCTGTGGTCGTATGATCGACATTTCCAAGGCGGGTGGCTTTCAGATCCTTACGGAACGTGACGAATTCCATATGCCACGTAATTCATTTTATTGCTCACAGAACTGCTTACTAGCTCGCAATATGCCCAGCCATGCCCGTCAGACGCCTCGGGAAAAGAAGGAGAATCGGGCGTGACTCATCTCTGTTCTGTTGAAGGATGTGGAAGTCCTCATTATGGACGGAGCTGGTGTTTCCTTCATTATCGCCGCTGGCTAAGGCATGGTGATCCTACAATGCTGTTGCGAGCTAAAGTAGGGGAAGGAACCATAAGCCATAATGGTTATAGGATCTTCCGTAAGAATGGCGTTGACCATCGTGAGCATGTCGAAATAGTCGAGCGCATACTCGGTATGAAGTTACCTTCGCAAGCAGAAATCCATCATGTTAATGGTGATCCCTCTGATAATCGAGTTGAGAACCTAGTAGTGTGTGAGGACCGTGCGTATCATATGCTTCTGCATCAACGTATGAGAGCGCGAGATGCCTGTGGGAATCCTAACTGGCGTCGCTGTGCCTTCTGCAAGCAGTATAGCGATCTGAAACTGATGAAATTTCTTAATACTGGAATGGCCTATCATCCTAGTTGCCGCTCTCAATACAGGAAACGTCGGCTGCTGTTAACAGGCAGGTCTTCATGAGTTTTAGTCTAACGCGGGCTGAAGATTTCCTGGGCCATCTTCCAATTCGTGACAAGCTTACCCAACGCCTTATTCCCTTTATATTTAATCCATCTCAGATAAAGGTTCATAAGGCGCTTCGCGGGCAACATGAAAGGAATAAGCCCATGCGGGCCGTAGTACTTAAGGCTCGCCGTCAGGGCATCTCTACCTACACAGATGCACTGCTTGCGGTTCACGGCGCTTCTAAGTCAGGAGTTAATAGTCTTATAACAACACACGATTTTAAGAGTAGTAAGGAACTCTTTAAAACTCCTAGGACGCTTGTTGTTGAGTCGCTGTCTGGACAAAAGACGCTTAAGTCAGTACTTGGACTTTCCGCAATGACACAACACAAAATTACATTTCCTCATAAGGATGGGGACAGCTACTTATCAATTGCTACAGCAGGTAACGTAGAAGGGGGGAGGGGGGTTAGCTTAACTGATCTTCACTGCAGTGAATGTGCGTTTTATCCGGGCGAGGGAACCTTTGCTGCATTGTTGCCGACAGTTCCGCGATATTCAGATACAATTATATTACTAGAGACTACCGCTAATGGACGTACTGGTATTGGGGAAGTTTTCTATAGCTTCTGGAACGCCTCAGTGCGCGGCGATACTGAATTCATACCTATTTTCCTTTCCTGGCTGATGGATCCGACCTGTGTCGACTATGATCATCCTGTGCTCGATGCGCCTAAGGACGATGACGAGAAGCTACTCCTAAATGAGGGAGTCAACATCGACGGGAAACTGGTCAAGGCTACGCTCCCGCAAATCGCTTGGCGGCGCATGACGATTGACTCTCCGGCCTGCCGTGGCTACGTAGAAATCTTCGATCAGGCATATCCTGTAACGCCCGACGTGGCCTTTATCTCAACCGGTGAGCCGGCCTTCACGCGCGAGGAAATGTCGATCGCCCGCAACTCGATCCTGTCTTATAAGCGAGTCGAGATCGCGGGGGAAGTCAGCGGCGACTCGCGACACGTGTACTGCAAGCCGAACGATGTCTCTCCGGTCTTCCAGTGGGAGCCACCTATCAAGGATCACCGTTACTACTTTGGCGTAGATGCCGCACGAGGAAAAGATGAAGGAGACTTCGCCGCAATCGTTGGAATTGACGGAGAGTCAGGCAACCAAGTTCTTAGATATGCTCAAAGAGTTGATCCCGAATATCTCGCTCGACTCTGTCACTACATTGGACACTACTATAACCGAGGGATGCTATGTATTGAACTTACCGGCAACCTTGGATTGTGGTGTCAGATGCGTCTGCGTGACTATTTCCACTACCCCAATCTATATAAGTGGCGTGGTACACGCGACGATAAAGTCTCGCCTGGTCTCACCTCCGGCAAACGTGGCGGTACCTACGGCTGGGAAACAACGTACCGTTCCCGGGAGAGACTGCTAATCACCTTCCGTGAATCCATTCTCCACCGCATGTGTACTGTCCGCGACGAGGAAGTCGTTCGGCAGATGGACGTAGCAACCCGCAAGGACTCCTGGGAGCGCTGGGAGATTGCCTTTGGTCACGACGATGTTCTTATGGCCTACATGCTGGCGAATATCGCTCGTAGTGAATGGCATCCCCGTAAACTTGAAGGTGCTACCTCTTCCCTATCGACTGACGCTGACCAGGACTCTCGTGCGTTAGCCAAGCTCAACCCACAGATTTCATTTGAGCATATCGGCAATGTAACCGCTGCAGTCTACAAGCAGCTCCTCCGCGATAAGGACCGCTACGACCAGGAAGAGGAGCAGAAGAAGCGAGGCTGGCGATGATTATGAATTCCTTCCCACGTACCCAAGGGGCGTTATCGCGGGAGAGCTACTTGACACTGTTGCTTCTTGCCCTCGTTGATCAAGCCGGTGGAGAACTCCGTATCTCCGCACAATCCTTGGAGAAATTGGATTCTGGTGGTAAAGTTCTAATTGACTGGGATGTCCCGAATCAGCAAGCGGTTATCCGCTCAGGCTCCCCTTCTCTCGTTGTAGCTGAGGTCAGAGGTTCCGGATGGACAACGACAGCCCCGACCGCACAGCCCTTAGCTTCCCCCGATCCTTCCAAGCACCGCGTAATGACCGAGGATCAGATCATCGAACGGATGGCCAAACGCGTCCAGCAGGATCAACTCCGTCAGTGGAGGGAGTCGGGATCAGCAGCGGTAGCCGGGATGCCGCCTCCGGAAGATCAGTCAGTGTGAGCCCGCAGCAGGTCCTCACTGGCATATTCACTGAGTTCTCGCAACGCCGCAAGAAAGAGAAGGTAGCTGCCTGGATGTTTCTGCAGACAGCTCTCGCAGAGAATGCTGGGACGCTATGCCCCTCCGCAGTATCCCTTAAGGATTTGATTGCAGCTGAAGCCAATATTGAGGATATGCTTAAGGGCCAGCAGGGAGAAGCTGGCAAGTCTCCAGCTGAATATTTGGAAGAATGGTTGAGTGGCAAGGGTAGTAGCGCAGCACCGGAGCTGAAGCAATGAGTGCTACTGCTGTGATGACCGGTCCTTCGTGGTCTCGAACTGCGAATCCATCTGGCTCAGACGAGCGTCCCACAATCATCCAGCAGATCGATCTTCTTCAGCGTATAGCCAAAGACGCCAAGCGTGACATCTTGGGTGCTGACTGGTTTAAGAACGTCAAGGACTTCTACAGTTTAGATACTTCTCAAGGTACTGGCCCGCTGGTGTTCCGTCCTCGTGTCGACATTCCCCAGCTACAGATGTTTATGCTGTCTGAGACTGCTGAACTTTCTGATAACGTTCCAGTTATCTACCTAACCGGTGAAGATGGCAAGCGTGACGTAGAACGGGAGCGTATCTTTCGTGGCATCTGGAAGCAGGAATGGTATTCCCTTTCCATCATGATGGCCCAACTGTGGGCAAACTTTGGTGGTACTGGAATTCTCGCTGCTGGTATCGATCCCTTCGCCTACAACGGGCGCGGCTCCGTCTGGTTGGATGCGATCGATCCAGATGACTTTGATCCAGACCCAACAGCTCTCGACGACTCTTGGGAATACGTTGTATGGACCCGGTCAATGACGCTTGATGCAGTCCGCCGTCGATGGCCAGATACTGGCTGGCGTGTTCCTACCCGTCCATCTGCCCGTAATCCTGTCGGTGGAACTGTCCCGTCCATGTCAATGCCGTTCGGCCCAATGACCTCACAGGGTGGCTCACCTGCTACCCGGGGAGTTCCTACCTCTGGTCTGGTCAATGTACGTTTTTGCTACACATTAGACCCTACACCAGAGAAGGTGAAGGAAGCTGCTGGCTCCAAGTCTGCTGACAAGTTTCTCACACCATCCAAGTTCAAGCTGAGGTTCCCAAATGGCCGGCTTACAATTGATGGTGACGGCTACGTCCTCTACGATGGCGATAACCCCACACCCCACCGGAAGTTCCCTTTTATCCCCTACTGGGGCCTGCCTAAGCTGGAGGGATTTTGGGCTCCTCCTCCGATTCGCTATACGCGAACTCTACAGGAGTTTGCTGAGCGTTCTCTTACGCAAGCCTTTGAAAACGCATACCGTTGCAATAATGGCATTTGGCTATTACCCGACGGGAGCGGTCTCGATGCTGATAAGTTTGGGGGGCTCCCGGGAGAGATTCAAGTCGTTAACATGAATCATGGGGAACCCAAGTTTGTCTCCCCAAATGCGTTCCCTGCGTCCTACCTGGAGTACATCAAATATGCGCTTACAACCCAAGCCGAACTCCAAGGCTATTCAGGTGCCCGTGGCGGCCAGCCAGGTGCTGGTAATCTCTCTGTTGAACTCTATGAATCCGCTATTGAGGAGTCTTCGAAGCTTACTAAACTTCGTGCGCGAATGTCTGCTCGTTCTACTCAGAAGGCAGCCGAGCTAGTCTTCTACTTGTTGGCTAAATTCTTCGGTGAGCGTCGTGGCTTACGTTTCCCCACTATGGACGAGGGTGAATTCGCCATGTCTGAATGGCAACCAGTCTCTGATTATTCCTCTTGGAATATCATGGTTGATCCGGGATCACTAGAAGTCATGAGTGCAAAGAATCTACGTAAGACAGCGTTAGCCTTGAACCAGGCAGGCAAAATTGATACAGAAACGTTGCTCTCTACTTTGGGTTGGCCTGGTGCAAAGGAAATCGCAGAGAAGGCAGATCAGGAAACTGCTCTTCGTGTACTCTCCACTGTCAAGAAAGGTCGTACGGTAAAGTAGTGAACACTACTATCCCATCCCAGATAACGACTACTGCACTACCACCTTGGGTATTAGACCCATCTGCTCGTTGGGTATCAGTCAAAGAGTTTGCTGCCTTATATCGTAGATCTGTACGTCGCATTCAAGAGATGTGCCGTGATGGTGAGATCATTGTTTTTCAGGTAGCTACCTATCAGGATCCCATGGGCCGTTGGTGGATCCGAATTCCTGAGTAAACGCGACGAACGCGATCTACGCGAAGGTTTATCCATCCTATAGAAAATCCCTGCTACGGTGTCCTCTGAGATGGTCGTACGCGGACACAAGGTAGAAATACTACGACAAGGTACAGACTGGGAAGACTGGCGGCTAGGCGTCCAGCTTGCGATTGACGGTCAAGTGGCGACTATGTTTGATCTCCACAAGTCCAAGATTGCTGACACTGGCGATGGAACCCCAGCCTATGAGGAACTGCTTTACGAATCAGCTTCCTGCTTACTAACCCAAAATGGTCCTTGTCGGCCTGGTGTACCACCTGCGTCACCTCGGTAAAGCTCTCTCGCTAGATTCAGAGCGATGTGATTTGAGCGCCACACATTTGTGACGCGGGAAGGAGGCCCTCTATGGCTCGTCGACGCGGACGCAAGAAATCTCATAAGCGTTAATCAGACAGCGGCTCATTGGGGCGGCTGACTTGTCGCGAAGCTAGCCGCCTCTCCTTCACGTCTCCATATAATAGGAGCACTATGAAAGATCCACGTATGAAGCCAGTCTCGCAGGGCCAGCCGGGCTTCACTAAGTTGAAGCGATCTGCGTCAAAGAAATCTGAACGGCGCTCCACTCGGAAGTCGCACAAGCGTGGGAGCCGCTACTAGCCGTGGCCGACCGACGCGACCGCCGCGAACCCGAAACTCTCCCGCAGAATACCGGCCACCCGACCCGCGACCGTACCGCCGACAAATGGCGCGACTCGGTCCTCGTCGGCCCGCAGACTGCTGGTATCGATACTGTGCACAACCGTGATGAGTGGGCGCGTGATGACGACCCTCTTCCATCGAACGACGACATGGTGCCGCCGACCGCGCAGGACCGTACCGGTGGTGTACTGGAATATCACCGCTCACAGCGGAAGAAGTAGGAGGATACAGATGGTTGATAAGATGGGGAATACCTTCAAGAACTCAGCTTTAGTATCACCACTTAATGCTGATCCAGGTAAGGCTGATCCTGGTCCTGCGATTATGAATAGTCCGCAAATTAAGCCGGATGACGCTATGGGCTTTCTAGACGATCCGACTAAGCCCGGCACCAAGAAGGGTACCAAGTAACTCGTGTCTTCCTCACCAATTGCCGCCATGCTTCTGCCTGCCCTAATGTCAAAGATTGGTGGAGGTGGTGGTGCGCCTGGTGGCGGTGGACCTCCATCTTCTGCGCCTGGATCTCCTGCAGGTGGAGTAAATCCTGAGGCTATTGGTGCTGCTGTTTCCCAAGAATATTCCCAGCTTCAGAATGCCGACCCTGGGAAGATCGTGGCTGATCTGCAGAAGTATAAGCAGGCCATTTCTGCAATCTTTCCGGTGGCGGTCAATCGGGTAGCTGATGCAGCCAAGGGAATCTCTCAGGCAGTCACTGGATTGAATGCAGCAATCAAGGCCTTCGAGAAGGCTCAAGACACTTTAAAGAATGTTCATCCTCCACTAGGCTTGCAATCAGCACAACAACAGCCTTCGAGCGGAGCTACTCCGTTTGGGCCGCAACCCGGTGGACCGCAACTAGGAGGGTAGTATGGTAACGCTTGCTGAGGCGGTCAAGGATCGTAAGAACTTCTCCGACGATACCAAGTTTACTGCTCAGAATGGCTTCGAGACTACACTTGGGGAACTCCGTGCCTTCCAGGAAGCTAGTGGACAGGATGTAGCTAAGCAGCTGGAAGCTGAGCGTGCCAAGATGGCTGAAGAACAGAAGAAGTTGGCTGCCGCGCAGGAAGAAGTGGTGAATATTTGGACCGCGCTTGAGGCAGCGAAGAACAAGCAAAACACTGTTATGACTCCCACTACTACTGGCACCGACTGGCGCAAGGACCCCTTCTTCCAACCCGTTGCCGAGTACCTCGAATCCGCTGTCATGTCCGAGATCAAGAAGCTCTCCGACAACTATGTGCAGGTGCAGAAGGCTCTCGGCCTAGGGGTCAAATACATCACAGATGTAGTCTCTGAGCAGCGTTACCAGATGACGCCAGAGGATTTTCGCAAGGAAGTAGGTTACGACGCTGCGGTGAAAACTGCCGCTGAGAAGCGTTACCTGGACTCAGGTGGTGTGCCTGACGTGCGTAAGGTCTATGACGAGTGGAAGTCTCCTCGCGAGCGTAAGGCTGCGGATGAAGCGATTAAGAAAGAAGCCTATGACAAGGCACGACAGGACCTCCTGTCTTCTTCGTTGGCCCGTCCATCTGGTATGCCAGTCGGAGCTGCTCCAGTTGCTGATCCCAATGCACCTAAGAATCTGCGTGAATCGTTTAATCGTCTAAAGGAAGATCCAGAGTTTTTGAGCCAGATTTACAACCTGACAGGGCAGGCTTAATCCCTAAGGAGATTTACTATGGCAGGCGGCGTATTCGGAACTGGGATAAACGCACCCCCGGCAGTTCTAGCCAACACCATGCAGGCGATTACCCAGAAGGCTATTGAGCCAGTACTCGCCGACAACGTGATGCTGCCTTCCTCAACCTTCTGGGCACTTTGCCGCAAGGGTAAGGTGTTTAAGGGTGGTGAGCTGATTTATCCTCTCTTGTTTGTGGAGGAGTTAACCGGTGGTGCTTACGTCGGGGCACAGCTTCTGAATACGACTGTCACAGACTCGATCCAGCCGGCGAACCAGGTCTGGCGCGACTACTACGAGGCGATCTCGATTCCGGTGACGGACGTGATTCGCAACGCCGGGTCCGGTCTTGACATCATCCAGATGAAGGTGGAGGCTGCCTCCTCATCCTTCCTGCAGAAGCTTTCTCGGGCATTGTGGCATACGACTCCACAGAACACAGCCAATGATATCGACGACATCGAATCGTGGATCGGTGCGGGTACTCCTGCCACTCCTACGACCGCAACGATCGCTGTGAACACGATCGCTGGTATCGATCGCTCGGTTGCCGCGAATGCTTTCTGGCAGCCGCCAACTCCGCAGTCGACTACCGCGACCGCGATTACCGGCATCATCATGGACACTGCCTATGCGACCGTTAAGCTAGGCTACGACGAGCCGGATCTGATCCTTGGCGACCGGACCCGTTACGTGAACTTCAAGGCGCAGTTTATGGGCGCTGGGACCTCGTACTTCGCCCGTTACGGCGACAACATGCAGGACCGAGAGGCGATCCAGGCTGGCTTCCGTTATCACTTCTTATTCAACAATGCAGTGGTGCTGGATGACCCGTTTATCGCGGCCCAGGTCTACTACATTATTAACACGAAGTATATGCATCCTGTGTTCCATCCAGGATCATACTTCCGCTTAACGCCTTGGCTGCGTCCCACTAATCAAGACGTACTAACTTCGCAGATGTTCCTTACATGGCAGCTAGAGAATTTAGCGCCTCGTATGGGGATCAAGATATTGAGTACGTAATAAGCGTGGAATTCGGTAGTAGCACAGGAGACTTACTATGGCCTTTGTAAACACGATTGCTAACTGGTTGTCTGCAGACGGTATTCCTGCCGTCTACTTTTCGAATATCAACCTGAACAATAACGTCCCTGTGCTTTTACCTACAACTGGTAACTTCACGCCTGTTCGTCCTCGCGCGGGATATTTGCGCATCAAATCAGGTGGTGCAGGTGTTCGTGGAAACGTGAACGTTAAGGTGGGTCCAATCACCGCTACTGATGGCAGCAACATTGCTAATCTCTATAATGGAGATGCAGCCTCGGCGGGTAACAACTTGTTCTATGACCAGACCTTCTTTTTCTTCTACGACTGGGGCGTTGCCAATATCAACATCACCAACATCGCTACTACTAATAACTCGCAGACCTATGATGTGGAGGTTGCTGGGATCATGTAGTAGTCTGATGAATCGTAGAGCAGGAACCGGAGGCTGGGGTCTGACGAAGGCCTCAGCCTTCTAACTTTTTATGAAGATACTTGTACTATTAACGTCGCTCATCTTCTTTTGTGGAATAGCTTCCGCTACTACTGTCACAGGCCAGGTCAAGGACCCGACTGGTCTTCTCTACCGTTCGTGCCAGGGCTCAGCGTCTTTTGCTGGTCAGAACGCTACTCCTGGAGCTGGTCCTTACCTGCTTGGCGGCGTATCCGTATTTCAGACTGTAGTGCCGATCTTCTGCGACAGTTTTGCCCGCTTCACGGTATCGATGGCGGATAACAATCTTGTAACGCCGACGCCGTCCCAGTGGCGATTCTCTTTATGCTCGGCTACTGGGGCCTATCCTGGCCCACCGATCTGTTTTAATGCGCTGATCACGATCACCGGAACCAGTCAGGATGTGTCGGCAGCACTTCAGGCTGCAGCAGCGCCTCTTCCTCCTTACACAGTTACGCTGGAGACCAACGGCGTCTTAAACGGGTCGCAGTCCCTGCTTAATCTAAAGAATGGCTCTAATGTGACAATTGTCGACGATGGATTCGGAGGCGTCACGATTGGCTCCTCTGGTAGTGGAGGTGGTGGAGGTGGCGGCCTACCAGATCCGGGCAATAATGGTCTGGTGGGACGTATTGCGCTAAATACGACTACTGCAGTGCAGAACGTGGCTATTGGTTCTACGTTGGTATCGCAGGGCGCTGGAACTCTGCCTGCTTATCAAATTAAGCCAATCTATGATACCCGTGATTGGATGACGTGTGATGGCGTGACGGACGCCTCTACGGGGTTACACAATCTGGTCAATGCTATTGGGAGCAAGAACGCGACAATTCGATGGATTGGATCGACCAACGCGAGTGATTCGTGCTTAGTTTCTACATTTCTAACCGCAGCCAACATAACGAATGACTTCTCTGGAGGAGGATCATTTAAGCTTATTTCTTCTGTAACTCCGCCAGGTGGGGCTACCTTCGTTAACCGGGCCAGTGTGGAATGCGGGGCCGGGGCGATCTGCTCTCTCCCAGCTCTAAGCGTAACCTTGGGTAATACGCTCGTGGTGCTTGAAGCCCCCTATCCTGGATTTACCTTCCGGACCACGCAAGTCCAAGACACTTGCGGCAATTTCTACATTCACGTTTTCCAGTCGCTAGTAAATCAACCACGCAATCAAGGGATGTGGGTAGCTTCCAATGCGAGCGCTGGGAGTTGCATTATCACGGCCACTGCGAACGGATCATTAACCACGCACATGATGGAGGTGCGTCAATATTCCGGCATGGGTCCGGTGGTATCACTAGACAATAGTGCCTCGAATAACGGTACCGGCGTGACCATGAGTTCCGGGTCTGTGAATACAATTGCGGGCAGTCTAGTGATTGGCTTTGGTGGACAGCCGTTTACGGCTGAAACTTGCACGCTCGGCGCAGGCTATGCGAATCTTGGGCAATCGGCTACCGGTGCAATGTGTTCCGAAGATATTCTATCTTCTGCGGGTGGATCAACTTCTGCGACAATGGGACTATCGGCGAACCCGTCTCCAGGCACCTGGGTATTTAGTCTAGTTGCACTAAAGCCGGGAACGCCTACAGCCTTTATTCTGGGCGGTATTTTTAATCCTGACATGCACCAGATTGCCTTCAACGCAGATGGAGCTTCTGGCCACGGAGTAGTGGACCTAACGGGGGGATTCAATTACCTGAAGGTAATGCCGGAATGGTGGGGTGCCTCTCCAAATGCTACCGCTGCTATCAATACGCCAGCGTTGCAGGCGGCTATTTACGCAGCCTATGGTTGTGGACCAAACTTCTGCCGGACCAATGCTAGCGGAGCTTCTATCTACAACCGTGAACTGCATCTTTCTGGGCCTTACAATATCAACGACGAACTTATCTGGCAACATGTAAATGGATTCATTGTAACCGGAGAAGGGCGTTTGAGCAGCGGGATTACTCAGACAGTAGCGAATAAGAGGATCGTTGCAGGGGATGGAATAAGTTATGGAAGATTTTCTGATTTAACCTTTGCCAGTTCGGCATCCCAAGACACTTCACATCCTCTTGTCGATTTGGATTGGACAGGTAGCCTGACGGTCGACCTTCATCCCCAGTTTATTGACTTCCAGCATGTCGGGTTCAACGGAAACACGCTCGCTGCGGTTGGCTTGCAGATCGCTAAGTCAGGTGGCACGGCTCAGGGCTCGAACATCAACTGTTGGGACTGCAATTTTCTGAGTTTCTCGACTGCGGCTGCGCGAGTAGGCACAACTATCTCTTATGCTACGAACGGACTCGATAACTCCTTCATTCAGGGCGACATACAAGGCTCTCCGCTATATGGCATCGCGGTCTATGGCGGCAACGTTAACATTCGCGACATGACGTTTGAGAACGGGTTTAGCGCACAAACCGGTTTCGATGTCTACTGCGAAGCCACGCAGTTCTTTTGCGATATGCAGAACGTCCGCTCGGAAAGTCGGCGTTTGATTGCCGGAAACAACATTTCCGTGCGCAACAGCAAAACGCTCGATCAATCTACCTTCCCGCCTGCGGGCTCTACCCTACCCGTGTT